GGTGCTGTCCAGGCCGCGAGGGTCGTGGACTTCTGCGCCAATCTGATCGACCCCGACAAGGAGAGCAGCGCCGATGGCACTGAAGCTGACCGGGCGCAACCCCGCTCGGTTCGAGTTCGATGACGGGGTCTCGCAGACCGTCGTCATCATCCAGCCCAATGACGAGCCGGACGCAGTCCGGGCCAAGCTCCAGCGCGTGCTGGAGCTGGAGGAGCCGCACGCTCGTGCGGCGCTCCAGGCCACTGGCCTGGTCAGCCCCAACGCGCTCCGCGCACCGGCGGAGCCGGAGTTCACGGCCGCCGACAGGGCGGCCATGGATGCGCAGCTCGCCAAGACCCAGCCCCTGGGCTGGGGAGCCCAGCCCGTCGAAGACCTACCGGAGGCGTGATGAGCGCTCGGGAAGAGCTGTATGCGTTGGCCGCCTGGGGCGATGACCGCACGGCCAACGAGAAGATCGACGCCTACCGCGCAGAGGTGCTGCGCGAGGCGGCAGAGAAGATACGCCGCGGCTGGGACGAGACCCGCGGCGCTACGCAGGCGTCGAAGGTGATGGCCTTCGCTGCCGACCTCATCGATCCGGGTGAGGAGAACTAATGGCCTACGTCGTGATTCCGCTGGCCGGGCTCCTGGGCAGCGCCGCAGGCGCCGGAATCGCCTACCTCATTGCGAAGCGCTGGCTGTTTCGCTGACCTCCTAAGCACGCCCCTCCCGCCTCGTGATCCGCTCCGACGCTGGAGGGGCGTCATCGTGTCCGCCACCCGGTTGGGTGACCCGGGTCTCCGGCGGGCATCTCGCAGGGCGCCGCAAACGCCCCGCACAAGAGCCCCCGCCTTCGGGCGGGGGCTCTTCTTTGCGTTCCGGACCTAATGGTCCGTGTGCCAGATTTCATGGCGCTCCACGCGCCCTTCGATCCGGTCTATCCGGGTCTCGATGCGCCCGTGGTCGCGCTCCTTGGCGCTGACCAGGTCGCGGATGTCCGCACTCAGCTCTTCGAGCTTCGCGCCCGTGCGCACCCACTGGGCGGTCACGCCCAGTACGGACTTGGCCAGCCATCCCACGCCGCCCAGGACGGCGGCAAGGACCACTAGAAGGACCGCGAAGCGCTGGTCAGGGGTCATCACTTCGCCGCCTTCGCCTCCAGCTGATGCTGGACGTAGGTCTTGGCCGCGCTGAGCGCGGTGGCAATGGGCAGTGCCCACCACTCCTTGATGCTGGCGGCCTCGGTGATGCCGAAGGCGACGGCCGCCTGCGCCAGCGTCCAGCCGGCTCGCTCCGCGAGATCGGCTATCTGAGTCTTGGTCATCAGTCCTCCGGGTAGATGTGCCGCAGGCGCGTCAGGAGCGCCGCTGTAGGCAGGTCCAGGACTCCTGTGACCTGCGCCCTGAAGAGGCGCTGTACGCCTCTCAGGGAGGCTCTGGTGGGCTCGTCAAGCTCGCCTGTCTGGACCAGGCCCAGCGCCCGCTGGGCGGTGCGCACGGCCTCGTGCTCCGAGGGCGTGACGGGCGACAGGATGTCGCGCTCAGGCGGCCAGGTCATGACGTGATCACATCCGCGATGGTCAGGAGCTGGGCGTACAGCACACCGCCGGTGCCGCTGTCCACCGAAGGCGCAGCCTTCTGCTCGAACTTGAAGTCATCGATCAGCACCAGCACGCTGGTGCCTGCGGCCAGATCCTGGAAGGACACCGCGTCCCCGCGGATGGCCAGCTGCTCGAAGGCCGCCAGCCTCAGGGCTGCGCGGCCGTCGTAGCCGGCGTTCTGCCCGGTCCGGTCGGTCTCCTTGTCGAAGCACGACAGCGGTATCTGGATGAGGAGCTGGCGCTGCGCGCCGGGCAGTGCCTTGAGCTGCCAGCCGTTGACAACGGCGCCCTTGGTGCTGTCGCTCACTGAGCGCAGCAGATCCAGCTTCAGCTGGACCCATTCCACGGCTTCGCCGGGGGCGGGCAGAAGCACGTCCGTGATGGCGGCTGCGCCGCCGGACGTGCTCAGGATGCTCGTGGTCGACCCACCGGGGTCGATGATGCTGGCCGTCACCGTGCCGGTGACATTGGCCGGCGTCCGCACGGACACGAACTTGAAGAGCTTGGGCTCCAGGGTGCTGAAGCGCACCCTGCCCGTGGTGAAGTAGCCGCTGGCCTCCAGCGTGGAGGCCGACTCCAGGTAGGCCCCCTGGCCTACGACCGTGAAGACCATTCGGTCGCTCGATCCGAAGTTCGTCACGGAGGACACGGCCCCGGTGACGTGGGCCTGGAGGTCGGTGGCGTACGCAAAGAGCGCCACGGTGGCGCCTGCGTCCTGGATGATCTGGCCCAGGTCCACGCGCCAGAGCCCGCTCTGGCCATCGATCGAGTTGGTGCCGCCGACGAAGAAGAAGCGGTCGAAGGCGGCGACGGTCTTCACGCCGCCGCTGATCTGGATCAGCAGCGGGCCGTAGGAGATGTCGCCGTTGGCGTCGATCTCTCCCACGCGGAATCCGCGTGAGGTGCCGAGGCCGACGAACGTCCCGAGATAGACGTTCATGCAGTTGACGGTCTCGCCCAGCGGCAGCTGGGCCGTGATGGCTCCGCCGGCCGCCAGGGTCGGCACTGTCCCGCTGGAGTCCAGCGAGAACTTGTAGATGCTGCTCTGCGCTCCGGCGGAGCCGGAAGCGTAGATGACGGACGGGCCTTCGGCGATGTCCGTCCAGGTCCACGCGCTGTTCAAGTGCGTCATCTTCGCCGTGGGCAGCGTGGGCGGAGCCCCGCCTGCCAGCTCGTAGACGGACGGGCCGATGCCCGCCATCAGGCGGCCCTTGACCCATCGGGCCACGACGTTGGCGTTGCCCGTGTTCCAGGCCAGCGCTCCTGCGCCGGCTCCGGCGCCCTTGTAGATGCCGGTGGCATCCGCGGCGTAGTAGTTCGTGCCGTCGGAGGTCAGGGATTTGATGGTCCCTGACCCGCCCCATGTGATCGTGGTGACGGCGGAGCCGGTGTCCGCCTTCAGGGCGGACCCGACGGCCGACCAGTAGTGGTCGGAGCCGTCGTTCCATCCGAGCACCAGATGCGGATTACCTGACGCATCCGCGATGCGGTTCGTCGTGGACCGCAGCAGCGAGAGCTGCCCGTTGGTCCACGGGTTCAGGCCCACGGAGTGGCCGTACTGGATGGCGTGGCGGTTCTGGAGGTTCGCCGCCCCGACCTGGTCGGGGTCCTGGTACAGCATGCCCTCGCCGCCGATGAAGGTGGACTGGCTGCGCCGCCACCAGCCGTCAAGGGACTGCTCGCCGGGCTCCTTGTTGTTGTCGAACTGCTCTTTCCTGATGGGCGCGAGAGCGACCGAGAAGGGCTTGTCGTCCGTGATGGCGGACTGGAAGGGCAGTCCGCCGATGGCGTAGTCGTACTTGACTCCGGACAGCGCGTAGGAGGCGGACCCGCTGGAGGCGGGCCGCCCCGACAGGAGCGCCGGAATGGCGCTGACGATGTCCATCAGGTCGTGCACTCCACGACGCCCCAGAAGGCCAGGATCTGCCCGTTGGCCCACGCCGACGGCGTGACGGAGCTGACGACGCCGGAGGCGGGGAGGGCGACGCCGTTGGGTGCGCCGCCGATGACGTCCAGAAGGAAGTTCGCTCCGGAGCCGTCCACGCGCACGCTCAGCGGCGCAGTGGTCGCATTGGTCTGTCCGGCCTTGCCGATCCCGCAGTTCATCGTGGTTCCGGCGAAGAGGTCGGATGCCACCAGGGTTCCGGGCAGCGAGAAGGTCCAGCTGTCGGCGCTCGTGGCGCCCGTGCCGAAGGCCGTGCTGGAGCCGAAGGTGACCGCGAAGGAGAAGAAGAGCATTCGGCCGATCTTGATGTACCCGCCGTGCTTGACGGCGTTGCCGTAGGACGGCAGGTGGGCGCCGGTGGACGTGGACCAGACCGGCGACCAGGTCGTCATGCCCCCGGAGGGGAAGTTCGCGGCGCTCAGTGCGCCGCCGATCGCCATGGCGCCGTCGGTCGCCAGCGTGGCTGCGCCACTGCGATACAGGACGGTGTCCAGGGAGCCGGCTCCCGAGCCCCACAGGTGCTTGCCATCGGCCTGCACCTGGTGGCGGTCCTGCGTGTCCGCGGTGACGCTGGCATGATAGGCCAGCGTGTTCGCTGCTCCGCGCTGGAAGAGCGCCCCTCCGGTGAAGGAGGGCGCTCCCGTGAAGGCGACGCTGCCCGACAAGGTCGGGTTGCCGGTGAACGTCCCCGTCAGGGACGCGCCGGCCGAGAAGACCGGCGTCCCACTGAAAGTGGGACTGCCCGTGAAGGTTCCGCTCAGGGCGGCGGAGTTGATCGTCGGATTGGTCAGCGTCTTGTTGAGCAGGGTCTGCGTGGTCCCTGCGCCCACCAGGGCGCCCGTGACGCCATGGACATCAGACGTGGCCGCCTGATGGGTCTGGTAGTCCGCGAAGTCCCGCCCAGAGGTCACGTGGCGCACCACGGCGCCAGGGCCGTGGGACTGCGCCGACGTGCCATCGATGCCGCGAGTGGCGTTCAGGACCACGCCAGCGGCGCCGGTGATCTCCACCAGCTCTTCCGAGGCGGAGCCGAAGTCCACGGCCAGCGTGTAGGGGAAGGATGCGGGAAACCCTGTGGTGGCGCCCACCGTCATGGTGGCGGAGCCGGCGGAGATGCCGCCGACCAGGGTGGTCGGCTGAGCGTTGGAGGAGTAGTAGCGCAGGACGGGCATGTCAGCTCCCGTACGAGGTCGTCTGGGGGTTCTCTTCGAACATGCGCATGCGCTCCTCTTCCAGGCGCTGCTGGTACATCGCCATGTAGTACTGCGCGGTCTTCGTCGCGCTCGATGGCGGCACCAGAGGTGCCCGCTC